AAGAGTACGCTTGTCGGCAATTTCCATGTTATTAAATGTGGTTCCCTTACCGAAGGACATTAAATGAGAAGGGTAGCCAAAGCGATCACAAATAGCAGAGCTACTTTCCCTAATCTCTTCGTGCAACATCAAGTCTTTCACCTTCATGCCTATTTGTACCCAATCAACATTAGCGTTTGTAATAATTACCTTGCGTTGATGATCTCTTATTCCATGCCTGCGCCAATCTGTTTGCAAGTCCTCTTTTTCGTCATCTTCTAGCGCAACTTTCCCGTTAGCGTCCATCCCTTTATTCACAAATGCGCCTAATGCGCCCCTATACTTCTGCATGGACCCAGAAGCTTCGTAGGCTATGATTACATTCTCTATCGGCTTCTCAATGCCAACTAGTGGACTTTGTGGGATAAGTGGATTAGATACGTTGACCCTATCGGAAATAGTCGGACCCTTATAGGTGAACATATAAACATTATCCTTATCTATTGGCGTTGTAACACCACCTACGGTCATGGAAATAGACTCTATCAAATCGCGCCTTTCCATGTCAAAAACCTTTCCTGCCTTGAATTTTACATCTACATATTGCATAGGCAAAGCCCACATACTCTTAATATCCCACGATGTCCCCGTCCCCGCTGGGTCTTTAAATGCTAAAGCATACCCGTATATACTACAATATGTATAAAGCTGTGTTTTAAACTGATCTTCTGTTTGAAAAGGATTAGGTTTAGCCAACAATGTTTGCCATCGCAAATCCTTGCCTGTAACCTCTTCCTGAGTGCTAATGCTTTTAGCCTTAATTATACCCTCTGAAAAAGCGCTTGATTTTCTAGCTATTACCGTTCCCACTACAGGACACTCTGTAAAAGCTTTAACGAAATCAGCATTTGTACTATACTTTGGATAAAAAATACTTCCATTCAGTTCCCCAAATCCGCGAAATTTGCTCGGATCAATTGAATTAAAATCAATATCGTCCATGCCAAGACCAGATGAATTACCCATCTGCATAGTGGTAGGACCAGATTTAACTGAAACTAATTCGCGCCCAAATACCTTTAATTCAAATCCCATTATAGAATGATATAAAGGCGCTCTAGGCGCTCTTATGGCTCAATGGCCCGAGTGCTACTTTTGCTCAATAAGTGTATTTCTTTTACACTTTCTGCAATATGCGGAGACTTTACTCCCCTTTACTAGCTTAGCAACCAGTATTAAACATTTCCATTTACAAGAGCAGAAATATCGTTGCACTGCATCAAAGTTAATAATACTATTTTAGTGCAAGGTTTGTTTTACGCAGTAAATTTATAAGTCTAGTTTAAACCTGACAACAATATAGAAGAAGGCGTACCTTATAGCATCCATCGCGTGATCGTTCTTTTTTATAGGCGCTTCTAGGCTTAGTCCATATCTATCAAGTGCCCACGAATATTCGTCATATTCACCCTCTATTTTAGTGCTCCTGCTTGTTACAAAGTGCTTTACCATTTGCAGCCATGTAATCCCTTGCAACACAGATCCAGCATTCTTATTTGCGCCTACGGCACGTTTATATCCTTTTCGTCTAAGAGTAGCTATAATAACAGGCTTAGCGCTATCGCAAACTATAACAGCATTTAGCGGGACGCCAAGGTCTTGTAATATATCGTAGTAATCCTTGCCCTCTTCGTCCTCTCCAATTGGACCATAGTACAATTGGTCAGTGTATAGTGCATTTTCCCATTTATGTCTATTGATAGAAGCGGGGGACGATGAACCAAAATCAATACTATAAACTGTAATCCAGTCTATTGCCCCAAATTCATCAACGCTAAGGTCAAAATTCCAATTGTGGTAGATCTTATCCGGCTTCTCTGCTTTTTCGCCAAGACCGTACACTTTCCATTTGTATTCATTTGCAGTACCGTTGGTTACATTTACAAAATTGTCAGGATCGTAACCTAGTATTTTCCTTTTCTGCTCTAATGGACAAAATGGGTTATCTTGAAAGGTGGAGTGAATAGTCTTACATCGAGGGTGTTTAGATACATCGTCGGACCAATGAGCCTGTTTAGGGTTCATATCAAAGATAACCTGGTTAGCCCTTTGGTCTATTTGGTCGAAAGTATCTTTAGTTATTAAATATGGCTCATTTAGCCAAGCAATATCCTGTGTAATCCCGTGTGCATTGGTAGTATCTGCACCGTGAGGCTCTATAGTAGAGTTTGTTTTTTCAAAGTAAATGGGGGTAGTATTCCTAGGAAACTTATAACTCCTTCCTGACAACGGAAACAACTTTTTAAAGTCAGTCCAAACAGAATCACCAAGAGATTGCCTAGTATCACGCCAAATATTGACTCTTAGATTGTCATTTTCTTCGCACTGCCTTATACACCACTCTTCTATTGACCAAGACTTTGAGCTTCTTGAGCTACCTACATGGTTAATATACTTGTATCGCGGTATAGCGTGCTCACTATCCTCGTAAATGTATTTAAGCTGATAATCTGTCTGTACGCTTAAAAAGCCCGTAGGGGCTTCATATATCTTTCTTTCTGTGGTAATGGTCTCAACCTCTTCCAGGGTGTCACCCGTATCTTTTAATACTTGATAGGTGCCGTCTTCATTATCCTTTAGTAGCGTAACCTTTAAACCAGCATAGTAATCATGCTTTACAAATACCTCAGTAATACCATATTGGCTATTCAGGTTTAAGCTCTTCTTTGAGATCGTCGTAGCTTTTCCCATCCTTTAGTACAAGTGGTATTGATTGTTTTAGCTCTTTGCCGTCTGATGTAATGTCACTCTTGTCTCTGAGTCCAAGATCTCTTGCTATAATATTAGGATTTAACATGTCAGCAGCGGCTCCTGTAAACTTCTGAGTCCGTATAATCTTCTTAATTCGCGTTGTGACGCCCAAAAAATCTTCTTTTTTACAGTAGTTATCCCATGTTGATTCTGCTATATCTAAAAAGATACAAAGTCCATCAATAGTCATAGCACGCATCTTACTAACAGTTGCTTTAGTTGCTACTCCTTGGAATTTTACCAGCTCCTCAGACTGTAAAGGGTTTTCTTCTACCCAATCAAAGTACTGTTCTGCACCATCCCAAAGTTCATCCGGTTCTGCAAATATTGGACTTCTCCCATGCGAACTTCTTACTTTCCAAAACTTATTTCCTTTAGGTGCTGGCATATCTCAAAGTTGTTTTATGTGAATTTCGCCCTTCCAGGTATCCATAAAGGGTTCTTATGTTAGTTCCGGTTTGTTCAGCAGCTATTCTTACCGTTGGGTATACTTTATCCGTTGCTGTGCATATAACTGCTTTGTACCCTCCTTTCTGCTTTCTCGCTCTCATTAGTCCCGTGGTCTTAGCATGTTTCATATTTTCCGCATGTGTCACCCACTCTAAGTTTGAAACATGGTTATTTGACTTATTCCCATCGATATGATTAACTTCTCGTTTGTTTTCAGGGTTTTCTATGAATGTATTTGCTACTAGCCGATGGAGTATTTTGGTATAAGGCACACCATTGCGACATATAGACACTCGGATATATCCTTTATCCGCTTTGTAAGTAGTCAAATATCTTGAGCTTTTTTTGCTGTATACTTTAGCACAAGGCGTAATTAAATAACTTGGAAAACCCTCAATAGGCAAATGCTCTAATTCTTTTATAAGTTCCTGTTTCTGATGTGCTAAAAATCCCATAATACTTTTCCCTATTTTATAAACGCTATGTACTCGTCCTTCTTAGCCATTGTTTTTCTTTTGGTAGGAGGAGCATTCGGTAATAGAGAAGTACTCGTCCGGAACGCCAATTTTGCAAATGTCCAGATCTCCATTAAAGGGTTCTTGGTAGGCTTGCCCATATTCATCGCGGTACTGCTCTTTACATACTAACGATATAGTACTGCAATTCACACAACTCTTACACAGGCTTTCTTTATATTCTTGGGTTTCAGGCATTTAGTTAAGGCATATTTTAAAATGAAGTATTTCACAAGTTATACTAGACCTCCCAAAATGTGATATAGTAAACGTAATAAGCTCAAATTCTGGTATATTTGGGAATACGTGCTTATAGGCAAATTCTGGCAGGTTTATATGTTCTTCTTGTTTAGGCAATTTATATTAAATGCATTGTTATTCCAGTTACTACAGCTCCTATGAATATACCGTAAAGTATGTACTCAAAAGTATTGGGATCTTCTCCAAATAAAGTATCTCCTCCTGTTGGTTTAGGTGCCATACTCCTTCAAATATACGACAAAATAATTTAGTGCGTAAATAGATTATGCACTCATTATGTTCAATTAGCTTATCTGCTATTTCTTGTATTCGAGTCATTTTATGTTAACTGGTTGGTCAATTCTTTCTATTTCTAGGAGCATTTTATGTACCCTACCCATTTCCTTTATCGTCTTTTCTGGTACAATCTCTTTAATCTTACTTCGCCATCCAAAGAGTCTACCTATCCAAATTAATATTCTATTCATTGGTTCATCTTTGTTTGTTTATGACTTAATTGTTTATAGTTCTACTTATTTATTGAATTGGCAGAAAGGTGACCTACACATACTGGATTGCTTTGAGCAGTCACCGCAAGGTGGTTTTCGATATACCGCGCCGGCTGGGTATTTAGAAAGTATATATGCCTCCCTAATGTCCTTAGCCTTGTCATAGGCTTCAATGAGTATTTTATAAATGTCTTCTTCTTCAAATGATCCTTTATTGATAAGGCCTACTACTTTGCTAGCCGTATCTATACCATTTACAACTGTGTCAGTGGCAAACTGAATTTGATACTTCTTGTCACCCTTCGGCATTTTTGCAATCGCATCATCTAACTCTTTAGTCAGCTTTTCAAGTTTCTTTTCTATTTCTTCCTTATTCATTCTTTACAAGTTTAGTTTTAGTTCTTCGCCAGATACAACAAATATTATATTTTGCAATTGGTTTATTGAAAAAACGGGTGTACTAAGATAAAAAAAGGACTTTCCTTGACATTTTAAAGAAACCGGTCTAGCACTACCTTTGAGGCTTAAATATACGAATGAACTAGTCTTTTTTACAAAGCCACACTTTAATAGCACAGCCTCGGTTAAAGGGATGGGTCTTAAATCGGCAAAAGAATATTCTGCCTCTATCCAATAGTCATTGTCTCCGAGTCCAGAATCAAGATAAATATTTATCCCTTCCTCTCCAATAGTTTCAACCTGTACCATTTTTTTATAAATAGTATCAAATACCCAATTACCTATTCTTAGTTCTTCTGCTCTCATTGTTCCTTTTTATTTAATGCATCCTGAACGAATTGTTTTATTTTCTCTGCGTCTTCCTTGGTGTGGTAACAACTATACATCCCACTCCCGTATGTATTTCCATCCGTTACAGGAGTTAAATCATTTTCTAGTGCAAATCTAGCCACGTCTACTAGCAAAGAAGAGCTTTCGCTTTTGGGAACCCTAATTTTAACTTGTACGCAGTCGGTTGTTTCCATTATAATGGTCATTGTTCTTTCTTTAGTTCTGTTAAGTCACAACTCATGTGCTCTGCCTTTAAAGCGTTTATTATCTCGGAGTTTAACTGCTCCTCGATTTCAATATCACGATCTGATTTAAGTCCCCATGCCTTACAAGCCTCTTTAGCAGTTTCATTACATTGGCTTAATTGTTCTATAGCATCCATAAGTTCTTTTTCCTCTTGTCTTGTCATTGTTATGTTTTGATTAGGTGATTGGACCTTATAGTATTAGCAACTTCTGTGATTGAAAACGATGGGTCAATTTTCAATTTTGCCAAAGATTTTATTTCAAGCCTTTGTCTAGATCCTTGTATAGAAGGGAATCTCATAATTTCATCTAAAGCTTTAGCATTAGGTGGGCTATTATCGTTGCCACATATTTCAATATGTTTGCCTGTAAATTCATGATACGACGCTTCATAACATCCAGACAAAAAGCAAACTAAACTTTCTAACTCTTTTATATATTCCTCTTCGCTCATTGGTTAGTTAGTTTGAATAGTTTTAGCCTTTCTTCTATTAATTTTTTCTTTAGTATCATATCTCAAATGGCACCTTTGGCATAAAGCCATTAATCTATCATCTTGAACAGCCCAATTAGTTTCATCGTGGTCAAGATGTGCAATGGTGAGTATAATTTTAACTTCCTTATTATTACTAAATACCAATAATCTATCATCCCATTTTGAAACGAATTCTCCGTTATCAGAACAAAATACATTATTTCCCATTCTGTAATAATGCTTACCCATAACGCTGAACCTAAGAATTGGTCTATAATTAGGAACCATGCACTTCTCGCACCTATTCTCTGCTCTTTGCAATATTCTAGGCCTAATTTCCGTCTTCCAATTAGGTGGATATTTCTTATAATCTATAGGCATTTCTTATACTCTAATTTACTAATTATTACTCGTTTTGTCAAGTTTTAGGGCCTTGACTTTTGCCCGATATTCCTTTATTTTTTCACGCAATTCGGCCTTTTCCCACTTCTTAACTTTCCTAGATCTGTCGTCAAGATCAGCCCATTTTTTAGGCCCCAATTCTTTCTGAAGCTTAGGTATAAAGACGGACAGGTTGCCTGATTTTGAGCTATTGCAATTATACCAACACTGTAGCCTGCAATTATCTTCATCGAATCGAATATTACCATAACTTCCAGCCGGATAACAATGTCCGCAGGTCATCTTTGCCGTTGTAGATCCACAAGTATAACAAGGCTGTCCATGGTATTTTAATCTAATGTATTCATTGAATACTTCCTGGCACTTCTTTTTTACATCGGTTACCGTTTCCAATTGTTTGCGTAGTTGCCTCTTTTCTGCTTTTCGTACCTTATTCTTTTGCTTTTCGAATTGGGATTTAGCATATTCAGAATGAGCTTTAATACACTCATCCTTTTCTAAGCAGTACTTCTGAAGAAAATATTTTACCTCGAACTTGTCTTTACAGTGCTTACATCTAGGCATTTACTCATCTATTTTTTAGGTAGTATTCGAATAGCTCAGCTTCGGTTAAGAACTTATAATGCCCTTTTACATCATAATACAATACTCCACCCCTTATAGTTGTTGGCTGACTATTTCTAAACTGTTCGTATTGATTTAATATTGGTTTCATATTATTTTAACTTGTATAAATTAATTGTAGTTGATTCGTTGTAACGGGTGAAGAATTGACTAATGGATTCAAAACCAATAGAGTGAATAAATGATTCCTCTTCAGATTCAGACTTAACTATATTACCGTTCACAGTTACCATACTGAAATAATTGTGAGTTATCTCCACTACCTCCTTACCTTTAATTTCTAATGAGGGGGTAAGTTGCTTTTCTGTATTATTTTCACATTTAAAGCAGTTATTATGTTTATCTGTTGAAGGGAGTATGCAAGTACATTCATTTACATAAAGAGTAATTATATCCCCTACCTCGTATTCTTCAGGGCTTAGAATGGCGGTTATGGGTTTAGATGTATATGGAAACTTGAAATTGCCCCAATGTATTACAGCCATTCTTGGAATAATCACTGGGTTAACTTCGACTAAATTCGATACTAATCCAAATATCTTAGCCTCTAC